TCGATAAGGCCCGCAAGGATCTCATCCCAGCGCTTTGCCCCCGGCACCAACGCCTTGCCGATGGTCTCCTGTAGCCGCGTCATCGCGGCTTCGTATTTCTCGTGGGCGAGCCGTGATGTGTCCGCCATCTTCTCCGACTCGGCCATCGCTCCCGAAGAGTTCTTCAGTGCGGCCGTTACGGCACCAATCCCGTCCGGGCCGGCCACCTTCAGCATCGTAGCCAGCTCCGACGTCCCAAAGAGCGCACCAAAGACGCGCGCCCGCCCCTTGTCGCTGAGTTTGGCTGTCTTGGTGGCCACCTCTTCTAGCAACTCAGGAACGTGGTCGAAGTTGCCCTTGATATGAATGCCTAGCTGCGCCAAAAGCCCAAAGGCCTTCGCCTCCAGCTTCGGCGCGCGCATGGTCGACATGTGGGTATACATCGCGGTGAATGCCGCGCCAGCTTTCTCGGCAGAGCCGGAGTTCCTGGCGAACTCCGTCACCAGATTCAACGCCGTCTGGAAGGGCTCATGAAACTGTGCGGCCTTGCCTGCCACATCCTGCATCGTCCCGCTGAGACCGGCCAGTCCCGCCTTCGGGGCCAGCGTAGCGGCCTTGGCCAGCGAGTCGATGTAGTGCTCCGCGTCTTCCGCCGTTCCGCCAAACTTTTTCAACAACACGCCCGTTGTGTCGGCGGCTTGAGCTAACGGCAGATGGGCCACCGTGGCCAGCTCCATTACGTGGCGTAGCTGCCCCACGGCCTGCGAGGCGTCGAGCCCGTTGTCGGTCAGCCCCTTGAGCCCCAGCGTTACCTGGGCGCCGCTAAACTCCGTTCCGGCGCCCAGCCCCTGCATCTTGACCTTGAGCTGTTCAAACGCCTCGCCCGAGAGCCCCGTGCTGCGCCGCAACGAGACCAGCGCTTCCTCTTGGGTCTCCGCCAGCTTTAGCGGCTCGGCGGTGAGCTCGTGGATCTTATCTGCTAGGTGCCGCGCGCCCTCCGCGGACTGATTGAGCTTCATAGCCCAGTCGAAGGCAGCTTCGGCTTGCTTGCCCGCTTGCTTGAGCGCGGCAAAGTTATTCGTGATCTCTCGCAACGGTGCGGTGACGTTGTTAATCAATTTTATGACGATGTTAGTTTCTAAATCACTCATCGCCTTGCCCTAAGATCCGTCGCGCTTCCGCGTACCAGAACCGCATCTCGTCCACCGGCAGCGCCCAAAGCTCCGTGCGCTGCCAGCCGTAGGCGTATGCCAGCCCCGCGAGGACTACGCGCCAGTTGCGCGGGGCCGCATTAGAAAATTTCCAACTATCCTGTTCGCCTGCCCGAAGTCGTAGGCGTCCATCTGATTCACGGCCGCGATTGACAGCCCCGTGAGCCGGCTAATCTCGGTCTTGGCGCTCTCGACGGCGAGCAGGTCCGCCGCCGTCATGCGACGAAACCGCAGCTCCGTCACCGGCCCGGTGTCGTCCTTCACCGGGCAAGAGAGCTTCAGGATGGTGTTGCCGTCGGCGTCGCGCGAAACGCGAGTCTCGTCGAGCCGCATAACCTCGTCTACTAAATCTGCTACCGAGCTCATATTCTCTCCTCTTTGAGCTGTTAGGGGTTACTGCTGTGTATCGATCGGATCTCCCTCCATCTCGACCTCTACCTTGCCGTCTCCGCCCTTGAGCTTCACGGTCTTGACGACCGTGGCGTTGGTCACGGGGAACACGGGGCCAGTGTCGCAGACGAAAGCGGCGGTGCCGTTTGTGATGTCCTTGAGCGTCAGCAAGTCCGTATCGCTCATGTGAAACATGGTGAACTTAAGGTGCGACGGCACGAGCTTCTCGCTGAAGCCATAGAGCTTGTGCCCCACGGCCGCGGTGCGCTCCTTGCCGCCGAAGTCTAACTCCGCACCGATCTCCGACCGCTGCGTGGTTCCGTTCAAAAGCACTTTCACTATCCCCGTAACTTGTGACATTGGTGTCTCCTGTTAGGCGCGAAGGAATTGGATCTGCGTCGCGAGCACGCGGAACAGTCCGAGCAACGTCGGCGTCATAATCATGTCCACGCGGTCCGGGTCCGACGAGTTGATCTGAATGTTGAGGTTGGCGGCGAACGTCTTCTTGTCCTGCGCCAGCCCGGCGTCAATCATCTTCTGGAACCACGCAATGGCTTCCGTCTTGAGAATCGACGGCGTGACGATCGGCTGCCCGGGGTCGAACACCGTGCCGTCTGCCGCCAACTTGTGCCGAGGGAACTTGAGATTGACCCAGGCGTTCCACGTGTAACGCAAGTAAGCCAACGTGCGCATGGTCTCGATGTTGAGATAACTCGTGTCGGCCGCGTTGGCGGGGCTTGTCTGGTAGGTGGTGATCAACCGCTCCACCTGGCAGCTGCCCGAAGGCGTCACCGTGTACGTCGACACGCCCGTGCCAAGCAGCGTGTTGCGCTCCGTCCACGTGTTCTCACTGCCCGCCGGAGGCGGCTGGCAGTTGGGCAGCGGCAACGTCTGCCGCGGGCGGCCCGGGTCAGGCTCACCCGCGTCCGCAGCGCCTGCGTCCACCGCAAAGATCCACGGCGGCGTAGGCGAAAGCCCCGCGCCCATGAATGTCGAAAACGCCGAGTTGCGCGCCGCGCCGAGCGCTGCCTCGGTGCCCTCGGAGCCGTTGTCGCCGTAGAACAGCTGCGTGTCGTGCTGCACCATCGGCCCCCAAGCCGTAGCGAAGGCCGTCTCAAACCGGCCGACGTTGGTCGCGTCGTAGATACCCGTGATCCACGTCGGGCACCACTTAGTGCCCACGGCGGCGATAGCGCCGGTGACGTCGATCGTGCCCGCGCCGCTCACGGGTTGCGTGATGCTGCAGGTGATACCTGCCGGGAGCGACTCCCCGGGCTGCGAATTGAGCGCGAGGGCAATGTCATTGCCGTGCAGGCCTTTGCTGATGGCCGCGACGGCGACCGTGGCCGTGCCACTCGCAGCGACGGGCAAATTGTGCGCGGCGCAGTAGGCCACGATGGCGACCTTTAGCGCCGTGCCAGCAACGGTATTGCTGTCGCCCACGGCCACCGGCACCGAGAAGCGCACCCCAGCGATGTAGGCGTTGAGCGAGCCGGCCGCCGTCGCCGTGCCCGAAAAGGCGAAGGAGCCCGAAGCCGCAGCGCCGCCCGCGTGGTCTTCCTCGATGCCCACGCCCCACAACTCAATGTAGGGGTGAGCAGCCATGAAGGCCTCGACCATGTGTGCTATCTGCGAGCCGTGGCCCCACTGCACTTCCGCTGCGGACAAGCTGGGGATCTGCGCGAGCACGTTAGTCGTGACGCTGCCGGCCCCGTAGAGCCGCAGCCCAACGAGTAGGGTGCGGTTCGGCATCGTGGCGAGCTGGCCCGCACTGGCCAGGGAGCTGTTGAACTCGGCGAACTGACCCGTCGTGCGGATCGTCGCGGGGATGGTGGAGAAGCTAATAGACATTGATCACTCCTGGCCGCGCGGGCCGGTTCCTTTATGTCGCTTGGGGGAAGGGATCACAGGCGTAGATTCTTCGGAGGGTAGCGGGGCCGGCGCGCTGGGCGGCACGCACTCCACAACGTCGCCTTGCAGGAGCTTGCGTACCCAATGCACGTCCCGCGGCTTCCACTCGCCTTCGGGCGCGAGGCGCACGTGCGTCATGGGGTCCAGCACGAGCCGATCGGCCGGCGCCTTGATGAAAATCTTGTCGCTCATGTCGCGGCCTCCAAGTTCTGCTCGCCTACCAGCGGCACAACCGAGCTATCCGCGGGCGCCGCGGGGTCGAAGGTGGTGTAGAGCCGTAGGAAGTCGGAGAGCGAAGAAGTGGTCACCTCAAGCAGATCTACCGCTTGGCTCCACCGCACCGCCCACAGGTTGACGCCCATTTTGTCGATCTCGGTGCTGTAGAGGTTCGTCACACCCATGCTGGTGGGCATCTTGCTCGCTAGGCCGCCCCATCGCTGCATAGGGAGCTCACTAGAGACGAGCTCCGCGAGCGTCAGCGTCTCGTCGCCGCGCAAGCTGCCGGGCGCGCTGCGCGTCACGAGGAACATTGCCCAAGCCGCGTTAGCCACGGCCATGCCGCCCTCGACGTCCACCTTCGGCCAGCCGAGGCACGCGACGATGACTGCGGGAGGCTTCGCCGT